ACCTCTACTTTAATATCAGCTTCTTTGATGGAAGGAAAGGAAAACGACTTCGTAGCGTTTCCGTCTCCTGTATAATCTACGAAAGTTGTTGCCATTACTTATACATGTTTTGTAAATTGTAAGAAGAAAATTTCTTACTAAATTGCTTGGTTCTTTTTTCTTCTTGTTCTGCAATTAAAGCAGCTATGTTGTCATTGTACTTAATTTTATTCCAAGCTATCTTGCGAGCGTTCTTAAATAGTCTATCAATTACTTGGTTGTGGTAGTAATCTCTAGCATCAAACTCTCCACGTCTACCAGCCTTAATATCAGATATCATAAGATTCATAGATGCTATCATGTCTGGATCTCTTGACAGTTTGTCAAGTTCATATTCTAGATTTTGTTCACCTATAGCTTGTTGAAATACTGATCTAATATCAGGATCGTCAGTTAAGTTAGTACCATCAGGTGCGTAGTATGTAGACATACGTAAATCGTATCCACTGTTAAATAAGAATGTTCTACCATCTGAACTATCTAAATTTAAAGACACTGGACTAATAGCATTAAATGCTCGAGTCATGAAATCAAACTCTTTAATAGGTCTACCATTTAGTAAATCATACTTAATTGGTAGATCACGTCCGGGAAGATACTCAGCAAAAAGGTTACGGTTACGATATGATTGAAATACACCTGAGTTAATTTCACGCATGTATGGTGTAATTAATTTACCCATTTCGTTACGTAAACCAGCTAAAGGTATAGTGTTGTTACTTATACTTGCAAGGATACGTTCTACCTGACCGGGACGTCCAGCTGCTAAATCAACTAGCTGTTGAATACCAGCCATATAAGACTTACTAGAAATAGACTGTGCTATTACTAATGAAATCTTTTGTAGTTCTCTTTCTGTCCACTCTTCACCCATTAACATGCTAGCATCACCTACGTCAGCGATGGTAGATAGTATAAGGTTAAAAGGTTCTATAGAATCATAGCCTACACGTACGTCACCTAATTGTATAGTTCTAGGTATATACCCAGCGTCTATCCAACCCTGTCTTTTCTGCCTGTCAGATGGTCCATTACCAGCTAGTTTACCAGACATCCACATGTTAGCAGCCATAAAGGTTATAGCAGAACCCATCGCAAATCTACCTGTTTGTAAAGCTTTAGCGTTCTGTAACTCTTCTATACTATTAATACCATATTTTTTAAGAGATCCTAAGTTGTCTGCGGATGCAAATGCTATATCATTAAACTCTTTGACTAAGAAATTAAAACCGGGTGTATGCTTACCTGTAAGTGCAAGTCCGTTTACACCAGTTCTAGCAAATAAGAAGAAAGGTCTAACGTATGGATTAGCTGTTAGTACATCGTTAAGTCCCTTAGCAAACCCTGTTAAATCCTGTGTAAGTGTAACTTCTTTACGTGCAAAGTTAGTAGCTTCATCTTTTATATTACCAGCTGCATCAAATATCTGACCATAGAAATCGTCTTGATATGCTCGCATTAAAGTGGGAGTAATCTGTGGTAAATCAATGCCACTGCCTTGCATATCTAGAACCTGACGCATAGCTTTTTCTCTCATCTTAGCTCTACCAAGTAAAAATGTAAAAGCATCGTCAGTTGCTGCCATAATCTTAGTAGAGTATGAGAACATATTATTGTTATTAATATTTCTAACCATGTTAGTAAAAGCAAATATTGCACGGTCAGTTTTATCAGCTCTACCACTATCTTCTGCCCATCTACGTATCAGTTCCCAGTTGTAATCACCTTTACTAAATTCTGTATATCTAGTTCTAATAGTTGATAGTTCACCACTCCAGTAGCCATTTAACTTAGTAAAGAATAAATCAAACGCTTCTGGTATAGCTTCCATCATACCATTCATAGACGCTAGGCTAGAACGTATTGTAGCACTGTCACCTTCAAACGGATAACGTATAAGAGCACCCATAAAGGTTGACAATGGTCTCAAGAATGTTGCAGTACCTGTACCTAAAAGTGCTCGCATTGGAGTTTTAGGTCCACTTAGTACACTATGGCTTACCATTTCTTGTAAGCTTCTTATCATTGCACCAGTACGATCAGGTTGTGATTCATCGAATCGTCCACCTCTTAATACTTTTCTAGCCCAGTTGTCAAAGTCATCTAGATTATTAACGTTTTTCATCATAGAAAACGCTTCAAACAACGCATTTAGTAGGTTGTCATCTGGATCATCTTTAGCTATTTTAAGAATAGACATAATAGATTCTTTAACATCTGCCATGTCAGACTGAACTGCTTGGTTTACTGCATCATCTAGTTGCTGTCTAGTCTTACCAGCTCCAAATGATCTAAAATAATCAGAAGCTACAAATCTAGATTTCTTTGTTTGATATAAAGCTGTAAGCATAGTATCTACTATCTGCTTTGCTGGTCCATCTATGTCATCTATTGACACATAATCCATCAGTTCTCTGCCTGCGATACCTGTATCACGTAGCTTTTTAAGCAAGTCGCCTACAACTAAATCAGCTGTAACTACTGTTTCAGCAGACCATGTTTCAAATACATTATCACCTAAAGGTAAAACGGCTTTTTGCTTCTCAAATAACTCACTAAGATACTCTTCGGGTGACATATCAAGCGGTTCTCTACCATCTGTTATCTTGTGAAATTCAGTAATAGCATCACGCCAGACGTCAGCTAAAGCTTTTCTATCACCCTTTACAGAATCTAGTTCTGCTTTAAACTTTTCATCGCTCATCAAGCCTCTCAAAGTAGTCTCAACAATCTCATCTGTAGTACCACCATACCTAGCAATACGTTCTCTTTCAACAGCAGTAGTTACACCGCCTGTAGATCCGTCTTCAGATCCCCAGTCAGTTCTAGTTTTCTTTAATTGTTCTCTAGCTTGTCCGGGTTCTACAGTAGATGTGTGAGCACCTTGATGCCTTTCAGCTATTACTTTATTTTTCTCAGCACGGAACTCAGTCTCTCCTCTACGTAGCTGTGCTAACGCTTGAGTAGTTGTCTGGTCTTCGATGCTTCCATTACGTCTTATAATCTGACGTCTTACTGATTTACCGCCTTTACCTAGTAACATACCTACACCATCAAATGCAAGTCCAATACCCATACCTTCTACAATGTTTTTAAATTTCATCATAATAGGATGGTCTGTATCTCTTGTACTTAAAGGTGTATCTATCCAACCATAATGGTCACGCAGACTACCGAGAGCGTTATGTCCGTCAGATTCTTTAGAGATAAGATCGGATATACCACCAATAGCCATAGCTCTGGTAATATTTCCCATGCCCATTAAGCCTGCACCAGCAGTTGCTAGTATTGGTATACCTGACGCAGCCAGTCCTTTAGCAGCTAAAACAGTTCCTAAAGCCATTGAACCAAAGTGAACTGTTCCTCTTAGTAGCTGCCCCCACCAAGTTTTAGTTACAATAGGATCTTCGTAATTGTAGAACGGGTCCCAATCAGGTCGGTAATAACCCTGTTCTTCAATCTCCTGTTGTCTTGCACCAGAAAATGCGTCAATAGTTCTTTCTGCAAAAGTTGTAGCAGAAGAAGCGGTATCTACTAAGCCACCGCTAACAGCACTTGATATTTCTTTACCAACTGCCTTAAGATCCCAAGAATCTTGGTTTCGTGGATCTTCTCTTTCATCTTCATACTTTTCTCTTTGCTGTTCAGCTAGTTTCTTACTATCATTAAGGGCGTCTTGTTTTTCTTGCTCTTCATTAAATTGAGCTTCGACCTCTGTTAAGGAAGGCAGTCCCATCGGATCGTATTGAATGTCGTCTTCCATTATAATTTAGTGTTAATTTCTTCTTTTACTAAAACGTTTATTAAAAACTGTAAGTTGTTAAATTTTGATGGTATGTTTTCTCCATCTTTTCCTGTTAACTTATCAAACAGTTCTTGATCCTCTTCAGGCAATTCAAACAAGCTTAAATAAGATGTATCACCATTCCACTTAAGATTATCGTTAGAGTCAAACTTAAGAGCTTTAAGTACTAAGACTCCTTCAAATTTTTCGTTGAATACCTGACCCTCCTTAAGTAACCCATTACGTTGCATATACTCTAATAAAGGAAGTAACTGTTTACCTTTTATTCTGTATTTACCAAACTCAGCATTTGGATTCTGATAAGCTAGTTGGAAAATATCTTGAGCTTCTCCTTCAACATCAGTACCTCCGATAAGAACAGGATATGTTCGTAAGTCAATCGTCTCACTAAAACCTTCGTCAGTTTTAAATGCACCAGTACCATCAAAGTGTTCTAAAGCTGCTGGGTTTTCAATAATTTTAAAACCTTCTTTCCAGTTCTCACTGTTAACTACAGAAAATCTTAATGCTTTTGATTTAGTTGGATAATAAGTTAATAATCTAGATTCTAATATGTTATTATTAGCTGACATACGTAATCCATATGCAGCATACTTAGGATCAGCTGGATCTATCATTTTTATGGCTACAAGTCTTTCATATATCAAATTCTTGATATCCATGTTTTTAAATGCGGGCAGCAGTTCTCTATATAAAGCTGGAGCGGGTCCGCCAAACTCAAGAAAATCTTTTCCTTGAAAAGCATATATCTCTTCACCAAAATGTAAACTATCAGATGTTAACCAACCTCGATAATCTTTTTTAATATCAGCAGTGTTTCTCCTAAGAACTTCTTTAGGGTTTTCATATTCTACGTCTCCTATTGCATTATTAACAGCATTATCAAATTCACCTTTGTCTAAAGCATCTAGAGTTCTTTCCATAGCTATAGGAATAATCTGATCTTCATCTTTCATAGTTCCTTCGAGATCATCAATTTGCTCTAAAAAGTATCTAATACCACGTGATTTGATAAAACCATAGTTAACGTTAGCAATCGCATCTTTTGCTTGACTTTTTTTCTTTGGATCAAACTTTTGTAAATTATCAAAATGTGTAGGATTGCTTGCTCTTTCTAGGAATTTGTCATTCATTGTAGAATTAGCTTCTGCATATACTGGTCTGTTTATACCACCTTTTAGACCTAAGTTGTAAATATTTTCAGCTTTTCTGTATAAGTCTGGATATTGAGCAAAGAGGTTAAGATCCTCTATAGTCATAAATTTGCCCCGTGTTAGATCGTCTGCATGTTTATTTAATCTAGTCTGTGCAACAATTTTATCATTCTCAATTTGTTTAGTTTTTAATGTATTAATTGCTTTTTGAAGTATTCTCTTACTATCATTGTTCATATTCATGAAAGAAGTTAAACCACTTCCATCTTTTTTTTCATAGTTCCATTCAGTAAACACATTATCTAACATCTCTTCGTTTATCATACCATTGTTAATACCAAACTCTAAAAGGTTGTCTAAGTCTTCATTAGCAGCAATTCTAGCAGCCTTCTTATCACCAAGTCTTCCTTCGTGAAATGCTACTCGTCTTCCATACCAACCACCTTCTCCATAAAATTCATCAGATACAATATTATCTTTAACAGAGTATGAGTTATTTCTAGTAATTGCGTTACTCATCGTACGAATAATATTAACACCTTGTATTTTAGTGTTTTCATCTATGACATACTCAGTGGCTTTGTCTGATATACCTGCTTGACTGCTAAATAAAGTTGCATCATAGTTCTCAAACTTTGGGAATAGCTTTTTAATAATTAATCTATCACTTAGGTTAGGATCTCTCTTTCGCCACATCTGAATATACAAAGCATCAACACTTTGTTTCCATTCTAGTTTCTGTGGATAACTTAAATCATCCCAGAACAATCCAGTTTCTGCATGTACTACACTTTTTTTAGCAATACGAATCCACTCGTCATAATGTCTTTCAGCCTCAGCTGCTGTGCCTCTTCCATTTTGAGTTTCATAGCTAGTAATTAACTGAGCAAACTCTGTGTAATCTTGACGACCAATACGAATCGGCTTACCATTTGCGTCAAAAGTATCGTAGTATCCTTTTTCCTTAATAGACGCATCGGCTTTACCTAACTCTTTATTTAGATCAACTAAGTTTCTTCCTGTCTGCTTTTCTATGTCTATACCCTCAGCATCAAACTGAGTTTTCCATGCTTTATCTTTATTTAACTTTTTTAGTTTTTGTAAATTTGTTAGCTCGTCACTGTAATCGTTCCAGTTTTGTACAATCTGTCTGCCATCTCTGGTTAAATTAGCTAGATCTCTCCATCGCCCACTAGCTGCTTGTCTAGTTAAGGTAAAGTTGTTTGCGTTGTCTTCAAAAAACTGCTTGGTGTCTTTGATTTCTCGATCTATATTCTCATTAACCGCTTTGGTAAGATCAGGCTCCACTTCTAGATAAGGAACAGTCTTATCTTGAAATGGAACATTTGTCTGCCTACCTAGCGACTCGTAATAAGATTCCTGTGCATTTTGTGTCATAATTAATAATTAAAGTCTATCTTACCGAAGTCAAAATCATATCTTGGAATATCTAAACCTGTCCAATTAGGATCTAAGTCAAAATCAAAACTGTATAATCCTGACAATTCATTTTTCGGTAGGTCTGGCGTTTTGTTCTTGGCTGCGCCCAGCTCCTTAAAACCCGAAACAATGCTCGCTACTTGTGAAGCTATTTGCAATGCACCGGATAGTCTATCACTTGGTGGCATTAGTACAGGAGCTCCATATTCTGGTCTTACTCCTAGATCATTTCTTGCAGCAGCTTGTTTTGATTGTAGCTTTGCAAGTCTAGCTCTATAACGTCTTTGCATGTTTACTCCGTACTCTTGACGTACAGAACCTTCTAACGTGCCTTGAGCTCGAAGTAATGCAAGCATACTTGCTCTGCCAGCTGTTCTAGATCTTCCTGCTTGTTTTGCAGCAGCTGTAGCTTTGTTAGTTTGGTATGATATAAACCCTTTTTCATATGCTTTAAAGGCTTGACCTTGAACATACTTAGCTCTTTCGTAATCGTTAGAGATTTCTTGACTATAACCTCTAACATTTTCTCCTTTTTTTCTAACAGCTTGAGCTTCTCTGTTAAAAAATTTTAAAGATTGGGAACGATATTCAGCATCTTTCTGCATCCATCGTTGTTTAGCAGCATTTCTAGCGGCTGCATTAGCATCTACGCACACGGCAAAATTCTATAAATGGTAAATTATATGGTCCGTTCTTAACTATACGTAAGAACTTAAAACCTAAAAACTTTAAAAGTTTTAAATGTACTGTATTTCTACAATCCACTATGTTCCACAATAGAGGTTCTTCACGGCTATCGACAAACCGCTTCGCTTCTCTTGCAAATGTAATTGGATAACGATGTATCTCTGGAGTACATAACATCCAGATTGCACCACCATCTCCGACTCCTGCTAGTCCGGCAGTCTTGCCGTCTGGTACTGTGAAATACACAGCAGAGCCTTCCTGAGCCACCAAAGGTAGGAAGATCATAGGATCTAGCCCATGACCCTCTACCACCTCTCTGAGGTCGTCAGGACGTAAGTTTGAGGCTACCTCCATGGCAGCCTTAGCTGTAATTGGGTGAATGTAATTAGACACGTTTATAAAACATTGGTGAATAGTCTCCCTCCCATGCCATCGCTCTTAGTGTAGCTGGAGCTGGGTGACTTGATTTAAGTTTGATTTCTACGTTTTTATTCTTTTCGTAGACAGGTATAGTTTTAATATACTCTTCTAAATATGGAGCATCTGATACATCATACTCATCAAGTAGTGATGATTCATATATTTCTGTATAGTCAGACTTTCCTACACGTGTTAGCGTTGTTTCATAAAGACCTATCTTACCGAAGTGTAACTTAAGTCTGTGTATGATAAGTGACGAGTTAACATCAGCTTTAGATTGTTCTCCTACTAATTTTTTTGGATAGATTCTAGGAAACTCTACAAGATATTCATACAAATAACCTATATAAAGAGTTACACCTGACCAGTCTCCGGGAACTGTAAAGCTTGATGTACTCGTTATTGTGGGTTTAGCATATCTACCTATTCTTGTAGCATTGGTATTTATATCAATCAATGCTAAATCATAGTTAGGTGTTGTTACACTAGATAGCCAATCAACATTACTAAATGTAGTTTTCTGTGTTGTTGAACTATAAACACCACCATCTATCGTAACATGATTATCTAAATGTATTTGATAACCTACATCATCTTGTATAAAGCTAGGGTCAGCATCAGACTCTACAAGTTTTATACTTTGTAAGAAATGGTCTGTATCTAAAAAGAAATATTCGTCATTAATAATAAAATGATATAGTAATGGATTGTTTAGTTTCCATTTAAACCAAGCTTGTTGCTGTACTTTGTCACCTGTTTGTAAATATTTGTAACCATATACAATATCAGTGTTAGTTTTACCTATTAAAATTAAACCATTTTCTCTAGAATTAGTCAATAAATCTAGATCTTTAGGTAATAATGTAGGTACTAGCTTACTGATTTCTGCTATAGATGGCTCACCTTCTCTTGCTGTATTAGCCATTTGATTCATACGGCTAAATTTATTAGAGTTATCTAGGTAAGCTATGGTAGTACCAAGTGATATAGGAGGCATATCTATGTTATAATTATACGTAGATACGCTTCTTAACTTAGCTGTGTCTGGGTTTAATACAGTATCGTCTGATGCTAGTAAGAATTGTTGGTTTGAACTAAAGACTAATAAACCAGCATTGATTTCTATACCATCAAATATGTCAGATGGGAACATAGACGCAGCAGATATGTCAATAGGATCACTAGCTGATACAGTAAGAGCTGATTCTACAAAGAAATCAGGTGTACCTAACGTACCCGGTCTTGATGTTATTACATTTTCTCCAGATAAGAAAGCTAATCTGTTACGATGAAACAGCACTTTGTTAATACGTTTACCTTTGAATGTAGGCATTGGGTTAGTATTATCATCACCTACTCGTCTATCTTGATATGTATACTGTTTTACAGTAAATTCAGTAGCAGCTGTACGCTGTATAACCAAAGGCATATTAGTTAATGACTTTTCTATACCCGGTTTTGCACACTCTGTCCATGACCCTGCACCGTCAAGCTGATTTTCTCCATCAAATCGTAGGTAGTAATCATCTTCCTCAGACATTCTAGCGTTCTTAACTTGTACAATATATCCATGTCTACACATGTTAGGTAGTAAAGTTACTTCGTTAACAGTCTTTTGGAAGACTCTCATAAGATCTTCTTCTGCTATTTCTACGTTAAACGGGTTAGAGCTAGATAGATATATACCCGGTCCTATAACTTTAGCACTAATACCAGTCGGTAACTGTGCAGTTATACCAGCTAAAATAGTATCAGCAGTCACAGCTGTATCAGCGTCAAACGGTGTAGGTGATGGACGTATCAGTCCGTCTCCATTATTTGTAAGTGTAGCTTTAACTTGTGAAGTTTCTATCTCTGTTACAGTAACTTCTATATATGCCTGTCCATCAGAGCTAGTAGCCTCAGAAGCATGCTCTGGTTCAACACGTATAACGTCACCAACATCCCAACCTTCTCCACCATGTAGTAGTACAACTTCTAAATTGTAGCTACATCTGTAGTTATTACCACCCGGTCCATTGCTGCTAGCATTATAGTTAGGGCTAACACCTTGTTGACCTAATGCAGTAACACGAAATGTTAAGTTACTTTTACCTGATGTAATAGTTGTACCACCACTGTTTTTTACATGCACTACATTACTTGTAGCACCATAGCTATTAGCAGCTGTAACAGCATATACCTCTGTACCTATTCCGGGACAATGACCTGAGCCATCTCCCTCATCATAGTTGTTGCCTGTGATCTTAACTTTTGTAGCTCTTTTTACTGTAGTAAGACTGCTTGGAAGATTAGCTGTAGCAGTGCTGTCGTATATATTTATACCATACTGTCGCCCGTTCTCTGTTCGTAATAATTCGATCATAGCACAGTGAGCTTCTGGTCTATCATCGGTAGTTCCTGTAGTACCTACTATAGTATTAGAATTAGAAGCATCACGACTATTAACAAAGGTAGTGTCGTTGATAGTAAGGAATTGTAAATTTTCTGGTTCACTTGTTGCGAGATAATTTTGTATTGCTGTCTGTCCACCGGTACCATATACAGTGTCCATTAATCGACCATCACTGCATCTCCATACTCTGAGTTGTCCGTTAGAAGCTACTTGACCTACGTACGATCCTTCTGACTCATCACGATAGTAGTGAAACCAAGAGCCGCCACTTTGTACATCTTTTAGTTTACCTTCGTCAGTAGATACGTTTCTAGTTGCAAAATTATTATTAGCTTCAGAGATAAGTGATGTATCAATTCTTTTAGATCCCGGCCTTTTGTATAATCCAAGTGTTACATCAGGAACTGCATTAACAATATCTCTAACTTGACCTTGGAATTTTAAATGATCTGGTTGTTCTGATATCCCTGCAATGAAGCTAGGGATAGTTTGTGTAATGCCTGCCATTATCTTCTAAGGTTTCTCCATGGTTGATATGTTTGATATGCAGTCTCGTCTTCAAAGCCCATCATACTATGATTACCTTGATTGCACTCGTACTCCATCAAAGCAGCTCTAGAAAGTGCTTCTTGTTGAGCTAATAATTGTACAAGTTGTGGGTTAGCTACGAGCTGTGTAGCTGCCATACGTGATGCTCTATAAACTATATATCTTCTGAATACTTGTGGTAGATCCTCGTAGTTATATAATCTAATAACATCTAAATCTATTTCGTCAGGCATATCAGTAAAGACATCTGTATGTTCGATCTTATCATACAAAAATCCTCCACGTCTAACAAAATTATAATGTCTTCTGAACCAGTTATCTGGTAAATCTATCTTAACTATGTCATTTGATATAGCTATTTTGTTTGTAGTAGAATCTTTGTTAAATTTTACATGACGTTCTCTATTGAAATGCCAGCCTTCTGACTGTGTATCAATATTAGCATCACGTAGTAAGTTATATATAAATTGTATTTCTGGGTTATCGTTTGTGATTGAACCTGTATTGGGATCTTTTAATTGTGATATTGGTGCTTGTCCGATAGCTCCCAGTATAGAGTTCACTGCGGATAGTTCGGTATCGGTGTCAATAGTTGTGGTAGCCATAAGAAAAAAAGGGAGCC